ATCTAAGTAATCGAAGCCATTTCGCACGCTGACTGATACTACATCCCCCTCAAAAATCTCCACACTATTCTTGTCTCTCAGTCCTGTGGATTGCATGAGGATTGAAGCTATTTTGGGAAAACCATAGTCATTGGGATAATCTACATCAATATCAAGCACACTTATACCATCATCATTCATTTCAAAACAAACTCCTGTCGTGCTAGGATAAATCATTCTGTCTTTTTCTCTATCCCACGCTCTAAACTTCGGTATCATTCGCTGTCCTCCTCGTATTTTTCAATCAATTCCATTACTTTTTTCACTATTTCAAACTCAACCGCTTTTGATTCTTCGAAATCATGAACAATTTCTGGAAACAGTACATCATCAACTACCCACAAAATAATCTGGCGCTTTCCACCAAAATTTATGATTAGATGGTCCGATTCCACAGATAGTGTTGCTCCTGATTCGATATCATATAAATCCATGCTGAATTGAATGAGCTTTTTTATCATTTGCTGCCCTCCAAATCACTCGACTTCACGAATACACCATCTACCATTTTTCCTGTGCGCCCTTTGATTTCGTTGTATGCCATTTCTAAACACTCTTGTACGTTTGTCCCTTTTTGCATGGAAAGGATAATCAACGTGACGATTACGTCTCCTACGCTATCTTTAAATAGCTCATCATTACTTCTTGCCATTGCTGAAGCGATTTCCCCGAATTCCTCGGCTACTTTCAAAAATTGTGCTTTTGGATCTGCCTGGTTCAATCCCTTATCTTTAGCCCACTGCTCTACTTTTGTGATTAGTTCGTCCATTATTTCTCCTCCTAAAATTTCATTTCATCGTTGTTGTCATCTTCTTTGTCATCAGTTTGGGAAAGGAGCGCATACACGAGATATGCTGCTCCTACTAAACCTAAGAACAAGAGAATTTTAGCCATAAAGAATCCCATATTATTTGCCTGCTTCATCCGTAACTACAGTATCTGCTCCATTTACTGTTACCCATCCATGCTTTTTGCGAGCTTGAGCTTCTTCATAACGAATCAAATTGTCTGTTACTGATTCGGCGACTTTGCGATTAGATTCTGCCTCTGCTTCTGCAGCTTTTGTTTTCTTGTAAGCTTCACTATCAGCTTGAGTTTTTGCAGTTTCTGCGTCTAGCTTCGCTTTTTCATTTTCTTGACCAGCTCGAATGATCGCATCGATTGATTTTTGTGTTTCTTTATCGACATCTGGAACACCAAGTGTTACGTCTTCGACTTCAAACCCTTTAGATTCAACTGATTTAGCAAAGTTCGTTAATACCTCAGCTTCAACTTTAGAGGAATCTCCTGAAAGGACATCAAGCAGACTATATTTCGCATAAACTTCACGAGCGACCTTTTGAAGCTTAGATTTTAACCATCCACTTTCGATATCTTCCGAAGTGATATTCCCAAATTCCTTGTACATTTTTGCTGCTTTAGTTGAATCAACTTTGTAGTCATATTTGATATCAATCGTTGTCTTTTTGCCGTCGCTTGTAGATACTGAAATATTTTTTGATTGGATAGTTTGCAAGCGAATTGGATATTGGATCACTTTGTCAATCCCTACAAATTTCACACCTTGCGTCAGTGCTTCATCTTTGATACCGCCGTTCATTGAATAGCGCACACCCACATATCCATTATCGATTTTTTCGAAGAACTTAAATCCTCCGATAACTCCAATACCTACGATTACTGCTCCTGCTACACCCAATTTGATTAATTTGTTTTCGTTCATTTTTCTTCCTCCAAATACTTATATTCGTGCCCTTTTCGATCGGTGTGATTTCGCCAAGCGTACGTTCGAATAGTCCCACGCGTATATCCAGTTTCTGCAGACAGCTCACTAGCTGTTCCTTGCATCAAAATTTTGCCTTCGTGTAAAACAACGACGATTTTCCCTTTGCGCTGTTTTCTTTTGTCTGGCTTTTTTCGTATACGTCCGTTAGCAATCTTTTCTAGACGCTGAACTTCAGCAACCACTGCTTCATCTTCTTGCCAGTTCTCATCTTGAATCAGCAACATTAATTTTCGCCAAGCCGCTTCCTTATCCACGCTCATTCCTCCAATCTACGGATTTCCCTTCTTAAATTTTCTATGTGCAAATCGATTGCCTTTCTCGCCGTTTCATTGACCATCACTGCCTTTGTTCGTTCCAGATCGTCAATTTCACGCTGAATGTTTCGAATACGCATTTGAATCACTTCTTCTGTTGTCATGATGGACCACCTCGTTAAAAACGCTCTTCCTTGAACGTATTCCGATATTTTTTAGCTAATATCAACGGCACTTGATATTGATGACAGAACAACTTTGCCTTGATCTTAAAGTCTTTTGTCTGCATTCCTTTGACATCTACGACTTTGACAAGTTTGCCGTTTTTATAAAATGTGAAGTCGGGAATATACTCGATCTTGCGATACTTCTTTCCGTCTAGTTCAAATTTCGGCATCAGCTCAAATCTTTCCTGAAGTTTTACTTTCCAGCCATTCGCTTCAGCTTGCCACAAGGCTAGATCGTAATACTCTGCTTCTGCGATAGAATCAAACTTGATACCTCGATGAACAGTCTTTTTATTACGGTATTTATTCATGCGATACTACCTTTCACTGGTTTTATGCGCTTATCTGCTGTTTGTTGGAATTTCAGCGCATAACCTTCTGAATTTTTAAATATCCTAGAAACAATTCTTTCGCCGTAGGCTTCTCTTAGCTCAGGACCAGATAAGTTTGTTGTGATGATCGTTGCTTTGTTCTGTCTGGCTTCTAAGAGCGTGTTTAACGTGTTGTTTGTAAACTGCCTACTATTTGATACCCCGCTACCTAGTTCAGCTCCAATATCGTCAAAAACCACCAAATCAGTTGTTTTGATATCGGCTATAAGCGATCCTTCAATTTCTTTTCTCAGTTCAGCATTGTTATAAGAGAACTTTATTTGCTCTAATAATTCTTGATAGCTTATAAAAAGTATTTTCTTGTCATAATTTGAGCGCTCAAGTATTTCCCAAGCTGTAGCCATTGATAAGTGGCTTTTCCCGCTTCCTGATTTCCCTGATAGAATAAAATGTGCAGGATGGTTCAGCAGAACCTCATTCGTATAGCTTTTTGCTTTTTCTAAAGCGATTTTTGTTTCTTGATCCACTACGTGATAATTTTCCATTTTGCATTTAAACAAAGTTTTATCTGTTAATACCGAACCATTTTGAAAAAAACTCAACGCTCGTGCTTTTAAGCTGTCGTTATATATCCGTTCGGTCTGTATATCCTCTTTCACACGTAACGCTTTATAACCACAACTCATGCATGTTGGTTTGCAACGTTCTGACCCGTCCTTATTTTTCCCTCGCCAACTATACAAAGGTTCGCTGCACTCTGGGCATTTTCCACTTTGTACTAAAACTCTTCTTATTAGCTTTTCCATAGTACTTGCTAGGCTTTCCATCAGTTGTATCTCCTTTGTTAAATTGGCAAGTCGTCATATTCACTAGGATTGCTGTACTGTAGTTTTTGACTTTGCTTTTTATGATTATTTTTATCTGCCTTGATTTCGAATTTAAGCTTCTCAAATTTTTCTCGCAGTTTCTTAGCACTTCTAATATTTCCAAACCAAAATTCATTTGTAGGTAGCCAATTGATCACATACTCAATCGCTTCTATAGATGCTTTATCTCTTTCTTCCATCAACCTGATTGTGTCTGCCCATTTTTCGGTATCTACTTTATTCATTTCTTTTGGAAAATCTTCAGTTAAATTACTTTGCAATTTTTTAGCAAGGCGTAAGTGTTCGTCAGAATACTTACCTTTCTTTTCTTCTTTATCTATATCTATATCTTCTTCTATATCTTTATCTGTACCGTCACGTGACGTCACGCTAACGTCATTTTCCAATTTGAGACGTTCCTGTCTCTTTCTTTCTCTGTATTTACGGTTTCTTTCAGCGTTTTTTAGTCTTACTTTATCCATTCCTTCGATATTTTGATGTTTTTCCCAATTACTGATGGCAATCAGTCCATCACTGCCTAGATCAATCATGTTGAAATTTGCCAATGTAGTTAGCGCTAGGCGAACCGTATTTACGTTTTTGCCGAACAATGTAGCAAGCATTTCTTCGGTATAAGGCATGTTCCTCTGGATATATATCAGACCATCGTCGTTAGTCTTTCCTGCTAAAACTAGTAATCGAATCCATATAACGATGATGGCATCCGACTCAGGAACAGCTTGGATTAATCGTATTTTTTCATCGTCAAACATAGTAGTTTTAAGTTTGATCCAACTTATCTCAGCCAAATTTATCCTCCTATCCTTAACTTTTTAATTGTCTCCTGGTTTAACTTGATTCCTTTGATTTGATATTTATTTTTGAAATTGATCACACCTATCTTGTGCTTCTCTGTGTGATGGATTCTGCAGAGTGCTGCAAATGTGTACTCTGAATGATCAACTTCCTTGCGCTTTCGTCTTCCCAGCGCTTTGTCAAAGTGATCGATATCAGCTCCTGTTTTGCCACAGATGCAACAAACTCTTTTTGTGATGCATTTGTAGAAGTAATATTCTTGATTCGCTGGTAAAATCTCATAGCCTTCTTTGAAAGGAATATGATGTTCAAAGATGAAATCTAAGATGATATTTGCTAAGACATTAGCATCACTCACGGTTGTGCTCGATTCGTCTTTGAGGCTTATTTCGCGCCCTGTGACACCTTCGAAACGGAAGTAGAAGAATTCCTTCCAGAAGTCCGGTGGCATGCCTGTATCGATGAAAATATCGCCTATCAGCGCATAGATGAAGTTTCGTTGCTGTACAGTGAACCGACGTGGATCAATAAAACGAATTTCAATAACTCGATCGCCATCGTAGCCGTCATACATCGTCTTTAGTCGATCAATGTTCACTTCCTCATTGATGGTTGCGCCTATGTCTTTCCCTTTGAACTTTTTCAGAACCGCTGAATATGAATCGATTAATGGTTTAAACACTCATATCACTTCTCTTTTGTTTCTTCTCTGTACTGATCTTCAAGCCAGTTAACGCCTCGTTTTAGAATGCCCAAGTCTCTCTTGGTCCATTTACTGTCATCAGCGGTTATAGAAGCCGCATCAGTCAATGCAACAATTGCTTCATCAATTGATTTTTCGTACTTGTTAGCAACCAGTTGTAAAGCATCCAAGAATAGCTTTTTGCTTCTTTGAGTAGCTGGTTCAAGCATCGAGACATCTTCTGGCATATCTTCGCCAGCAAATATATATAGCCCTAGCCCAAACATTGCTAGATTTTTTACAAGACAGCGCATGATCGTTTTGTTGATATCAAACATAGTTGCTGCTTCAACTCGCTTTTCGATTTTTCCAACAATCTCTTTTTTCTTCGTTTCGTTATTCCACTGATAATCATTGACTTCGTAGGTATATGGCTCATCTTTCATTGCCTTGTTTGCACCATCCATGACTGGTAACCACATGTCACGCTTTACTCCATTGACTGTGATACTGGTAAAAACCATATAGCCTGTTTTTTCATCAAAGAGGTATGGACGATGTGTTTCTGGATCACGATAGATTTCGTAGTCTACTTCTTCGCAGATTTTGCTGACTTCTGCCCACGCCCATGCCCAGGACAGATAAGTTAGTTTGTTTCTTTTTTCGACAACATCATTGACGGTTATCTTGTACAGACTATTGAATAATTTGTTATCGTTGCGTTTCGTTCCTTCACTCATCAAATTCTGCCTCCATTTCAGCAATGTACTTCTTGCCTGGTCCGTAATAAGAGATATCAATCAAGTTATCTCTGCCGTATTCTTCCAGCGCGTCAATCAAGCCATCTTCGATGACATAGATGTATTCAGGTTTTCTGGACCGCTTCGATAGATGAATAAGATAGACATGATCCCAAATACTCACAAAATTCCCCAAATCATCTTGATCACATGCTAGTTCTTCGTTCGTCAAAAGATTTCGTCTGATTTTTCGATTATTTGTTTCCTTGATATTCGACTTGCCCCATTCAGAATCAGTCAAATATTGATCTAAAGTGGAAAGTTCTTTATTCATATGCTAAAATTCTCCTTAGATATATTTTGTTTTGTGACTCTATGCTTGCCGGCTGAGTCACTTTTTTATTTGTTGCCAAGCTTTTTGCTTATCAATATGTTGTTGGCTTAGGATGCTTGGTTTATTGTGTCTCCACCAGCGATTAGCAATTACCGTCCCTATTCTTAGCGCTTCAGCTCTATTCATTTTTATCACCGAAAAGTCTTTGTTGTCTGTTCAGTTGATCGATTTCCATGCGGATCGCAGTTTCTGGTAACCACATTTCAATAAATGAAACAGCATCATCGAATCTCTTACGAGGTAACTCGCCATATCTTGGGATTGAAAAGGTACGTTTAAATTCAGACCAAAATTTTGAGAATACTTTTTTGCTGATTTCTTCATAAGCTCGGCTTTCTTTTCCCCCTAGAACTTCCATAACTTTCGTATTTCCTTTTTGCTTAATTTCAAACTCTTGTTGTCCGCTAATTCGCATAGTATCTTTAAGCATGGAAACATCTTTTTTAACATCTTTCATTTCTTCTAATTGATAGATCATCATGTCTTCAATTGTGTCAAAAGCTGTATTTTTGCGAATTGCCTTTTCCATTTCGTTGAACGCTTCAATGTATTTCAATTTGAACTCTAAAACTTTTTGAGTATTGTTGAATCCTAATACAGCAAGAGTAAAGCCATCACGATTCATATAGACAATTCGATAAGCCTGTTTGTTTTGCGGATGGATGTACACATCTTCCCAAAATAGGTCTGCATACTTTTGTGCAAGCCCATCTTTTAGATCGTCAATCGCCTTTAAAACTGCTCTATGTTCCTTTCGGAATGTTTCTGCGACTTGTAAGCTCGTAGTCACAGCTTCTTTATTTTTCAAAATTACTAATTCTTGCATTTTTTTCTCTCCCTTTTGGTATAATTTAGGTAAAAAGGTGGTGTATATAATTGGATATTTCAGATACTCCTTATTATCAAAAATTGATAGCTTCTTCAAAATTAATCGGTGAAACCATTGCTCCTTCTCTAGATGTCGTTAACGCTATGCAGCCTGCGATAGAACAAGCTAAAAAATTAATTGCAATTCAAGATACTTTTATAGCTTCGCAAGCAATACTCAATGATTCTCTCATTCAAATTGTCGAGAAACGTAACAAATCTATTGCTAATATGATTCCTCCTTCTTTGTTCGCAATACAGAAACAATTAGAATCTCCAAGTTTTAATATTGCTAAAAAAATGGCAGCTACTATGCCAAAACCTTATTTTTCTGATATCTCTAAAATCACAGAAAAATTTGCCGTTGACATGTCTAAGTACGACTTCAGAATAGGGGTAGCTACCCAAGAATTAGAAAAAGCATTTTCTTCCGAACCGGAAGTTAGTACAAAAAATCTACTTTTTAAAGACACTTCTAATCCATCTGATGAGTTTGAGGCTAAGTTTTTTGATATCCTTAATGAGCAAAGGAAAGTCCTTGATGATTCTATAAAGCTTTTTGAAGAAATAAATACAGCCAAGAACAAAGATATAACTAATGAACCATCTGAAAAACAACAAGCTTCACCTGCTTTCTACAAAGATAAAATGTGGTATTTAGAGCAAACTGGGGCAGCTTTGATAGGACTAGTAGTAACCGAAATTGTAAATATAACTATTGGAGTAGATCCTAACAATACAATTTCATTAGCTTTATTTTTGCGTTATTTGTTACAATTTTTAATTAATTAGGTTAAGTCAGTCCCTCCCGACTGGCTTTTTCGCTCTATATTCAGCTTCATCAAGCCCCATAAAAATCCAAACCATGTAAACGATCGTTCCTATCAACGCTTGTTTGCTTCCCCAAAGTCCTAAAGCGTAGATGATTAGCGGTGCGCTGAATACTAATGCTCTGTTGAATTTACCCATCCGCTTACCTCCTTAATATTTCCGAAAAATTTGTTTCTAAAAATTCAAGTGTTTTACTTCTTAAAAATAGATATGTGTCTCTTCCTTCAACTGGATAATAGACAAATCCATTTTTGTTTTTTTCGATATCGATAATATTTCTATATCTTGGGTTTTTTAAAACTCTAGAAGTAAACCAATCATATTTTCTGTTAATCCGTTCTAGCACTTCTGGTAACGTCATCCATCTACCAGTATCATCAGCTTTTTTTAACTCCTCGTAATCCACTTGGGAGATAATTACATAGCCTTCTGGAATTGGGATTTTTGCTTCTAGATATTGCATTAGCTGTTCCTCCTATTGAATACCTAATATTTTTTTTACAGTTTCTATGTGTTCTTGAGCTTTTTTTCCATCACGATTGCCGTTTAGAATATCTGATAAATAAGCTCCTGAAATACCAACAAGCGCAGCTAGTTCTTTGAAAGTCATTCTTCTTTTTCTCATCTCTGCCCGAATTTTTAAGTCTAAATTCTCAGACATAAAAACAGCTCCTTTCTAAAAAATGATTTGTAAGCTAAAAAATTAGCTAAATCATTGACACCTATTAGCTTTTAAGCTATTATAAATACATAGTTAAATAAGCCTTATAAAAAGCCTCTAAAATAACATTTCTAAGTTTGGCGACCGAGAGAATGTTTTTAATTAATAGATATTTTTGTTGCTCTTATTTAGCTAACAATTTAGCTTACAAATTAAATATACTAGCTTAAAAGCTAATTGTCAACTAAAAATATAACTTTTAAGCTATTTATTTTCTTTTCAGCTTTGAAAGGTTGATAATAATGAGTTTAGTTACTAAGATTAAAGAATTAGCAGATGAAAAGCATGTGACTATAGCAGAAGTAGAAAGACAGGTAGGCATTTCTAATGGACAAATAAGAAGATGGGATAAAGCCTCACCAAAATCTGAGAACTTAAAGAAAGTTGCTGATTATTTTGGGGTCACAACTGATTATTTATTGGGAAATAATAATGTTCCCAAATGGGCTACAAAAGAGGAAGTGGTTGAACTTGATAAACTACTAGACTCAAATGTTAATATGTCTTATGGTGGGGAAACATTGACACCCGAACAAATACAGCGCGTAAAAGATATCCTTATAGCGACTTTCTGGGATATTGTGAAAGAAGACAAAGAAAAAGGCAAAAAGATGTGAGCTTATGGAGATGGATACGATTAATTTAGTCGAGGAGTTGAAGCGGAATTACCAGTCCGCTAATCCTTTTTATATTTGTGAAAAGATGGGCATTAAAATTCAATACGTTCCTTTTATCGAAAATCCCAAAGGGCAGTTTCAAGAAATTAGAGATCGTGCAATAATCTTTTTAAATGATGAACTGCGAGACTCTGAGGAAAGATTCTACATTTGCGCTCACGAATTAGGTCACGCTATTTTTCATCGTGGCTTATCCAGTTACTATGTATCGACAAGAACATCTAGAAGCAAATCTGAAAGCGAAGCTAATTGTTTTGCTGCTAATCTCATTGTTTCTCTATACAAAGAAGACAACGATCAATATCCTAAACGAATTGAGGAATTAAAAAATCTTTACGGACTTCCAGAAAGCGCTTATCGTTTTCTTATATAAAAAAGCCCGTGCTGCAACACGGACTCTTTCCTCATATATGAGCTTCTACAAAAAAATCATATCATAGAAATGAGGAAGAAAAAATGGAAAAAGAGATTTTAATAAAATCTCCAGGAAAAACCTTGATCAAAGTAACTGATGATTCTATTTCAATTATTAGAAAAGGATTTATAAATTTAGTTAATCAAGGTATTAAAGGAGAAAAAACTATTCCCTTTAAAAATATATCAGCAGTACAATTAAAAAAACCAGGTATGAGCAATGGTTATATACAATTTACTCTGCTGGGTGGAAACGAAAGTCGTGGAGGAATATTAGCAGCCACGAAAGATGAAAACACCATTATGTTTACAAAAAAATATTGGAATGAAATGGAGAATTTAAAAAAATATATAGAGAAGCAACAATCTATATTAGATAATAATTCCAAAGAAACACAAATTTCAAGTGCAGATGAAATTAAAAAGTATAAAGAGTTGTTGGATGAAGGTATTATTAATCAGGACGAATTTGATTTTAAGAAAAAAGAACTGCTTGGTTTGTAATATTAACTATCAAAAGAAAAGGATGTTTTATTAATGGACGGTATATTCGGTTTTACTGGTATTGTTTTATTTTTTATAGGTTTAATCATGTTGATTGTAAGATTTATCAAAAAAACAAATAAGAAAACACCTATGATTCTCCTTATTATCGGGATTATTTTTACTGCCGTAGGTTTCTCACTTTCCTCATCAAACGAGGCAAATGACAATAACAAACAGGAAAGCTCATCATCTGAGACTCAAACTACTACATCTAACAGCAGCAATAAAAGCCTAACTCAATTTGAAGAATTTTTAGAGGCAAATAATCATGACTGGGGTGCTTTCTTAGATAGTTATTATTCTATTACTCCAGCTACTGAGCAAAATACAGCTTTTACTAAATATATTAGTGGTAAAACATATACTTTTGAAGGAACTGTTATCGAATCAATGACTACTAGAATAGCCATTATAGCAGACAAAGAGTACGATGATAAAAGTTGGAGTGATATTTCTACAACACCTAAAGTTTCATATGTAATTTTTGCTAAGGACGTAAACAATGCTGATACCTTTACAAAAGGCGATAAAGTAACTTTTACAGGAGAAATTAGTTCAAGAGGATCGAACATAGAAAAATCCTATGCTCAATGGGATATGATTAATAGTAAAGTAAGTAAAAAATAATAAAACACGCCCCACCGACCAAAGCGAGCGTGTTCTAAGAAAAAACAAACCTATACAGTAGGCTTCTTTATAGTGCCTATTGTATCAGAGAAAGAGAGTAGATTCAATTATGGCAAGATTAGTCAAACGTGGAAATAGTTGGCAATACGAAATTTCATACAAAAAAGATGACGGAAAATACACGAAGATAAGAAAATCAGGATTCAAGACAAAAGGCGAAGCAAAAGATGCCGCCAACGAATTAGAATATAACCTGACCAAAGGCCTTAAAGGGGATCGCAAAAATCTATTATTATCAGATTACTTTGAGGATTGGATGCAACTTTATAAAGAAGGAACAGTATCTCCTATCACTTATAGAAAATACGAAGATACGTTAATGAACATAAAGAAATATATGCCAGCAGTATTGATTTCTGATTTAGATAGAGTTGGATATCAACGCTTTTTAAATAAGTATGCGAAAGACCATGTAAAATCCACCGTTATTAAGTTTAATAACCATATTAGAGCATCGTTGAAAGATGCCGTAGAAGAAGGATTAATTCCGTTTGATCCAACTAGAAAAGCAGTAATCAAAGGAAAAAATTCATTGAAGCCAAAAGAAGATAAATATTTAGATTATGATCAATTTAAATCTTTAATGAAACTCGTAGAAGAAAACCTTTCTGCGCAGTACTCTTCTCCTATGCTCGTGTTAGTTGCTGGTGCTACTGGAATGCGATTTGCTGAACTTCTAGGATTAACATGGGAAGATATCGATTTCGAAGATCAAATCATCACTATTAATAAAACATGGAATTATAAATTAAATGAATGGGGAAAAACAAAAAACGAGACTTCAAATCGGAAAATTTCAATTGATAAACATACGATTGATCTCTTAAAAAAGTTTAAAATCAATCAAAAAGAATTATTCGAGAATTTTGAAGTTAAAAACCCTCATAATTTTGTTTTTTTCAACTTAAAAAATGGATTAGTTTCATCAAACGCCGTCAGCAAATATTTGCGCAAAAAATTAAAAGAATTAGGGATTGAAAAGCAATTTACTTTGCATGGACTAAGGCATACACATGCATCTATTTTACTTTATCAAGGAGTAAATATACTTAGCGTATCGAAACGTTTAGGACATAGCAGTTTAGAAACTACAATGTCTACTTATCTTCATATTGTTCGAGAGCTTGAAGATCAGGATAAAGAAAAAATCAATACTGTGTTCGATAGTTTATATAAAAATGATAACTAGTTTGGCACATTTTTGGCACAAATACAAAACAAACCCCTGTACCACAAAGGATACAGGGGTTATTTGTACGTTCCTGAC